ATACTTCCAAATTTATATTAATCGTCTCCCTTCAATTTATTTGTAATGTACATTTAGTAGCTATTCTTGCTCACGTTACGCCCGTATGTGGGCAGCGTTATCACCCCTCCACGCTGGTAGTCTGAATACTCGTTCGCAAAAGCCGACACCATGAAGTAGTCCAGACAATCTGACAAGTGGCCATACTTCTGATAGCGCACCTTGGTCGCCGGATCCGTCACGCTGTCCTTGTTCTTGGTGCCATCGCTGGCCTCTTTCACGTTTGTCAGGTCCTCTATCGTCTTCTTGCATGTCGGTGATATCTGCACCGTCAAGCCTCTGAAGTTCTTCTCCAGCACCGTATTGATAAAGTTACCGCGCATCACCACAGATGGGTTGTGCGTAAGCACCCGATTGCTCGGACGGTAGTCCCGAAGCTCATCCATGATCATCCGGTAGAAGTTGTAGCCCTTCTCCATCTTGGTGTCTTCCTTGTTCGCTGTGGCGTCACCATACAGGAAGAGGCCAGACTGGTGGCTCGGGTATCTGCGTTTGAACTCGTTGCATACCTGCTTTACCGTGTTGTTTGGAGTGACGCCTGTTATCTCGTCTATGCAGTATGCCGTCTTACCGGATATCTGGAATATCGCCATAGGCAGATAAGGGTTCACGTTATCATCCCAACTTATGTGAATAGGTAGTGCCGGGTTGTAGTTACAAGATTTAATGTGTTTGTCGAGTTCAAAACACTTGTAAAACTCTCCTCCGGTCTTTAGCTGTATGTCCCAGTTCCCATTTACGAATACCTCGTACTGATACATGGGCAGCATCTTCAGGGATTCCAAATAATCCTTTGGGATATGTGGGTTGTCTGTAATCTTAGCCTGTATGTATGCAAAGCCTTCAGGCAGTGTATTGTTTACATATCTATCATAAAACCTTGTTTTCACCCAGTTAGCAGAAGGGTTGCAGCTCATTAATATTTTAGTAGGACATCCCGGAGAATGAAACCAACTACCGGAACGCTCAATAACTTTATCAAAAGTTACTTCTTGAATTTCGTTTACTTCATCAATAAAAGCGCCGTTTATCTCCAGACCTCTGAACCTGTTTAATTCTTTATCTGTATCGTATCCCTCTGCCATGAATATAATCTGCGAACCATTCACCCACGTAAGTATTAGCGTCTGCTGATTGAAGTCTTTTACATATTGACTCCATCCGTTATTTAAAAAGTTTTCTGTGAACGTCTTCAATAGTGTATTTTTAATTACAGGCAGTGTTTCACGCAACATCAACCATCTTGAATTAGGGTACTGAAAACAAAAAGATATTATCTCCATACAACCCCAGTAAGATTTTGCACCACGTATCGCACCACCGTATAAAACAACTCTATTCTGTTGGAGTGCTTTGTGTGCTTCCTTCTGCTTCTTCGTTGGTAGGAATTTCATTAATCCAGTCTATAATTGGTTTTTCCTTAATTAGTAGATTATTATCAATAGTCTGCTTTGCCTTTCCATAAGCTCTATCCAACAACACCTCAGCTGCACGAATATCACCTTTAGCCGCTTTAGAACGTAACGCCTTCAGTATCGCTTCCGCAGCCGTAATGCCGTCCTTATCCTCGCCCATTACAATAGCCATTAAAGCATCTATTTCAGGTAGCTTTTTGGGTCTGCCCTCACGGTTTATCCGTTCATCACCTTTGACAAATGGTACTCTTTTTTTTAAGTTATCGTTTTTGTTCATAACCAACTGTTTTTCAACTGTATTTAGTTACTTGTTATTAAATCCAACCATTGAATTTTTATTTGATTTGCTATTTGAGCAGTCATAACTGGTGGCACACTCATACCTATCAAATACTGTGGCTCAATTGATTTAAAATTATAATCTTGTGGATAAGTTCCTTTGCCTGTTCAAATATTTTATTCTTATCGTATGCCATGTTATTTAAGTTCAAATGATACTGTAATTCTTTCCTTTGATGTTGTGCTGTTTAATACACCACTACTTTCTTTTGTTCTTCCATATCTATTGCAAATCCATAATTTATTTTTTTTAAGTGCATTTATTAGACTTGGTGCTGATGTTGTTATTATATATCTCTGTTTTTGTTTTTTATATATTTTCCCTATTTCATTTAAAAACATTATGCCAAACCCAGCTCCCTGATAATCAGGCAAAACAACCAATCTATGTACCTTTTTAATGTTTTTTGATTTATGGTGTGGAAAATGTAATACACTTATAAAACCTGCTATTTCATCATTTACTGTTGCTATAAATACATTTGCAGCATTATTATGACTATGACTTAAATAGTGGTGCTTAGCAAACATTTTCCATATTGACTTATCTGTTGTCTGGAATATCTCAAATTTAATTTCTGGTCTATTTTTTTTTTGCCCTTCAAAACTTTGAAAGGTCATTGTATCCGTATTGAAAACCCAATCAGGCAATAACCAATCTTGAACATCAAAATGGCAAGTAACCGCTATAAATTTTTTATCACTCTTTCTAATTGCTTTCTGCATAGCGAATGAGCCTATTTGTGCCACATTTCTATCTACAACCGAAGTAAATTCATCAAATACAAAAAACTTTTTTTCATCTAATATTGCTTTTGCCAAATCAACTCTCATTTTTTCCCCATTAGATAAAACACAATAAGGTTTTAACCAACTTGGAGGACTTGAAAATCCAACCGAATTAAAAGCATTTGTTATTTGCTCTAATGTGCAATTTTTTGGCATATCATCCAACACGGTTTCCGCTGAATATTTAAAATCTGTGATATATGCGTCTTCAAATAACTGTTTTGCTATTGTTGTTTTACCAGTTCCACTTTTACCTACAATTAATCCTATTTTCCAGTTTTCATTTATATCTATATTACCCTTAAAGTGTTCAGTAATGTGTTCTGATTGCAAATCAAATTTACCAATTACTGAAGCAACTCTAAACGTCTGCTTTGGTTTTACTTCCTTTATAATGTCAAAAGACGGCATTCGTATCCTTGTTCTATAAGTTTATTATATGTATTTTCTTGTGATTCTTCATCTTTACAAATTATTTCTATTCTAAATAGATTATCAATTTCTGAAGATAAATCCTTTTGTTCTAATTCTTCTTCGATGCTGAAATCAGGAATATCCACCCCCCAATTCGTTAACTGTTCTGCATCCCATTCGTTTGCGAGTAGATTCCAATCCCACTCACCGCCCGAAACGTTATCTTTGATTAGAAATTCCCTTTGTTGTTCTTCAGTAAGGTTATCCGCTACTATAACCGTTAACTCTTTAATTTTGGCTTCCTTACAGGCTTTTAAGCGCATATTACCACCCAATACCACCATATCGCTATTTACTACAATAGGTCGTATCTCTAACATTTCAGGAAACTCCTGTACTGACTTAACGAGTTTAGCAAACTTATCATCCTTAATCAAACGTGGATTATTTGGATTTGCCTTAATATCCGCTATCTTTACCTTTTTGGTGATCATCGTTTTATGACTTTAGGGTAGTTTCTAAATTTCAATTTGCCTATGAGCTGTGCAAGCTCTACATCGCTGAAGTCCTTAGCCTTCACACACAGCAGCTCGTCGTTGTACACCACGTATCCGCTCGGATAGGCATATCGCTCCATCGCTCGTGCCTCGACTTCGTATCGGTTGTTGTAGTAGCCTCTGCGGATTGTCTCAATCACGTACTTCGCTCTGAAGCCTTTTGTGGTCTGTGCCTGGATGATGTGCTGCAGCTCATGACGCAGAAAGGTCTTGTTGTTGATAAAGTCTTCCGGTGTGATGTTGTGCAGGTGTATGGTCTTGCCGATTGCCGTTGCGAGTGCTCGTCCTTTAGCCGGACGCATGATAGTCGATGCTATTTTCGATACGAGGGTGTCGGTTTTCAATCTTACGCAGACCATGTTATGCCAAAAGTAAATAATTTATTTCAAAAGTACAAAATTAATTTCGATATTTTTTCACACGTGCTTTGACCGCATCCATGATGGCATCCTGCACAGTGGCTTTGCGGTCCAATGCAGACAGGACTTCTTCGTCAATCGTTCCCTTCGCTATAAGTCGACT